TCCGACTTTTATTCGTGCCTGCGACCAAATCGCACGCTCGATGGCCACGCATCTGTTCCGCGACGGGCATAAGACGTGGCGTGCCGCAGCAGCTGAGGGCAGCAAGGGGCGAATCATCCGCACCGCTCTACAGCGCGAGCTTGCCTCACCACGCGTCGCAAATGTGTACGAGGGTATAATCAGTCGTAATGCTGAATTAATCCGCTCTATGCCGCTCACGCTGGCTGACAGGGTGGCTCACAAGGTTGCTAAAGGTTATGAGCAAGGCTTGCGACCGGAGGCGATGATAGACGATATCCTCAAAGAGTACCCGCACATGACCGAAGCTCATGCAAGGCTCATTGCCCGCACGGAAACGTCTAAAGCCAGCACGGCTCTGACGCAGGTACGTGCTGCTGAGGCAGGGCTTGAATGGTACGTCTGGCGGACGAGTGAGGACTCTCGTGTGCGTTCTGCTCACGCTCATATGGATGGCGTGATTATTCCTTGGAGCGAAGCTCCGGCGCCGGAACTGCTCAACCATGAGAAGTCGCAAGGGTACTACCATGCGGGGAACATTTACAATTGCCGCTGCTATCCTGAGCCGCTTATCAGGTTTGACCAGGTGGCGTGGCCAGCTAAGGTGTACCGAAACGGCAAAATCGAGCGCATGGGCATAAAACAATTCAAACGATTACTACCTGGAGGTGAGCTATGAGCAAGGCATATTTTGGCTCACGAATCTCCGACCACATCCTTAAAACGCCAGAAGGCTTTTTGATTTGCAAAGATGTACCGATTGCACGCACAGGCACGCAGCAGTATCGAGGCTGCGAATTCGGCGGTCCGGTCGCTGATGGCATTTATAATGTTCAGCGTCCTGAAGCTGAAGTCTTTGACCGTGCTGCCGTGGCAAGCTTTGAAGGCAAGCCTGTATGCGATGAGCATCCGGAAGAAGATGTAACCCCTGATAACTATGGGCGGTACATGAAAGGCGTGTGTCGTGATGTGCGTCGAGGCGATGGCGACTTGAGTAATTGCTTGGTCGCTGATTTAGTTATTTACGATGCTGACCTTATCAATAAGATTGAGGCCGGCAAACGCGAGATATCTTGCGGCTATGACTGCTTGTGGAACCCGACGAGTGACTCCAGCTATGACCAGCTGGAAATCCGCGGTAACCATGTAGCGGTTGTTGATAGAGGCAGAGCGGGGCACAAGGTGGCCATCCGTGATACTGCCGACGATAAAAAAGGAGGTACAAAAATGTCTAAATCTTTGATTGGACGTATTCTGCGAGCGCTGGCTCGCGACGAATCTACTACACCGGAGGACATGGAGGCTGCCGCTAAATTGGCAGGTAGCTCTGATGCTGAGCCACGTCCTCAGCCTGCACCAGCTCCTGCTCCCGCAGCTCCCGCAGCTCCTGCAACACCTGCACCTGCTGCTGTGCCGCAGCCTGACAATAAACCTGCTGCAATGGATGAGGCTACCGAGGCACGTTTTAAGAAAATTGAGGACGCACTGGAAGCTATCAGCTCTAAGCTGAATCCTGCGCCGCCTGCTGTTGAACCTAAAAAGGACGCTCTTGATGCTCTGGAGGAAGAGCTCCAAAACAAAGCACCCGCTGCTGCTCCTGCCGGTGACGAGGACGATGTAATCGAGCCGCCTGAAGATATCAATGCTCAGGATGCAGCGCCGGAAGAAGATGTTGAGGGTGAATGTGCTCCCAACGCCAAGGAAGCACGTGACGCAGCTATGGCTTTAATTAAAAACTTGAAGCCTGTTGTTGCAGCTATCCCCAATGAGGTTCAGCGCAAACGTGCGGCTGACTCTCTGGCTATCCTCATCAAAGGCTCTATGCAGCAGGATGCTCAATATGGCGAGCTGATGCAGATGCGTCGCCGTTCCGCTGCGCAAGACAGCAAGCCTGATGATTATGCTCTGGGGCGTGAGATTGCTAAAAAATATAATCCCCATTATAAAAATCGCTAAGGAGGCAAAATAATATGAGTGGTAAAGCAATTGGTATCTCTATGAATTTTGGCTATCCCGGTAACTACGCCCGCACTCCGGACGATATCGTGGCCAGCCGTCTGTTAAACGAGGAAAGCGAAGCTATCCCGTTTGGTGCCGCTGTCTGCATTAAAGACGATAATACTTACACTGCTGTTGGTGCTGCAACTACTGCTGCTGATGTGTGTGGCATTGCGCTGCGTGTTGTTAAGCAGGCAGTGTCTTATGCAGAGCAAAACAAAACCGAGTATCAGCCCTGTCAGTATATGTCTGTGCTGGAGCGTGGTGCTGCTACTGTTGTATGTAATGTTGGCACTCCGAAAGCTAACGGTAAAGTTTACGTGCGCATTAAAGCTAATACTTCTATTGCTAATGGCGTAGTTGGTGGTTTTGAAGCTGCAGCTGACAGCACTAACACCATTGAAATTCCGAATATGCGCTGGACTAGCGGCGCAATGGATGCGAATCGTGTCTGCGAGGTTACTCTGCTGACTCGTGCTTCTGCGTAATATAAGGAGGTATAAATAATATGGCAACTGGAAAATTTGGCTTTTATAGCCCGGACGCTGGTATGCGTAATCTGGGTAATCTTGCCATGCAGAATGGTGGTCGTAAAAGATTCCGCGGCTCTGCATGGGATGCTGCTGCCAGCTCTGGCATGGCGTATATTACAGGCGAACTTGAAAAGGTTGATCCTAAGCTGCGCGAGCCGCTGACCAGTGTAACCTGGCAGCGTGATATTGTCGCCAAGACTGGCGGCGGCTGGGTAGAGTTTACTTCTACTTTTGATGTTGACTATGCTACCTCTGGCGCAAACGCTAACAGCATCACTGCTCCCGGTGCTACTACAATCCCTGTAATGCAGGTCAACACCAGCAAGAACATGTTCAAAGTATCCACCTGGATGCACGCTATGCAGGTACCGTTTATTGACCAGGCGAAGATGAAGCAGATTGGCCGTAATCTGGAAGATTTGCTGGATAAGGGCGTTAAACTCAACTACAACAAAACTCTTGACCTCAATGTATACAATGGCTTCAAGGAGGCAGGTACTACTGGCCTGCTGAATGATCCGGAAGTCGTTACCTACACTGTGGGTAATGGTGCAAATGGCACTCCCGCATGGAACACTAAAACCGCGGATGAGATCCTGCATGACATTAACAATGCGCTGGTGGATGCATGGGCTGCGTCTGAATACGACATGAAGGGCATGCCGAATCATATTCTGATTCCGCCTAAGCAGTATGCGTACATTACCATGCAGAAGGTTTCCGATGCTGGTAACATCTCCATCATGGAGTATTTGATGCAAAACAATATTGCTAAAGAGCAGGGCGGCTCTATCACCATTGAGCCTTGCCGTTGGTGCATCAAGGCCGGCACCGGTCAAAAAGACCTCATGATGGTTTACGTAAATGATGAGGATATGGTCAACTTTGATTTGACTGTGCCTATCACCCGCGCGTATACTCAACCGTCTGTTGAGCGTGCCGCCATCCTGACTTTGTTTGCAGCGCAAATCGGCCAGGTTAAATTCATGTATTACCAACCTGTCGCATACCACATCGGTATCTGATTAGGCAATATTCCAGCCAGGCGTTTATCGTCTGGCTTTTTTATTTGAGGAGGACAATCAATGGTTATTTTAACTAAAAAACGCTTTGGCTTTGTGAAGCAGGACGGTATTGAACGCATTGATGCGGAACGCTTTTTGACTAAGGGTGGAATGGAAATTGAGGATGCTCCCGATTGGATTGCAACTGATCCTCTGTATGCGCTGGCTGTTGAGTCTGGCGACCTCGTGCCGGTCAATGGTAAAACTCCGAAGGCTGAGGCAGAAGCTGTTGCCAAAGCCAAGCAAAGCAAAGCGGAGGATAAACGCGAATAAGGAGGTGCGTTATGTACCATCCGTTGATTGCGCAGGCGAGCAATATCAAAACGCAGGAAAATCCTTCTTACACCAAGGAGGACTTCCTGGCATTCTATCCACAGTTTGCTGAGCCGTTGCCGGAAATAGTGCTGGACAGCTTTGTAGAGCTTGGTCAGGCGTGTGTAAGCGAGCAGCGCTATGGCAAGATGTGGCAGCACTGCATTGGCCTGTTTGTGGCTCATATGTGTACGCTGTACATGCAGAGCGCTGCAGACCCGGGGGCACCTGCTGCTGATATCCTTGCCGCAGCTCAGGCCGCTGGTGTTGTTACGAGTGAGTCTGCTGATGGCGTGTCCTACAGTATGGATACATCAGCCCTGTCACAGGACCTTGCAGGTTGGGCGGCGTTCCGGTTGACTGCGTTTGGCGTGCAGTTTGCTACCTTAGCTCGACTTGTGGGCAAGGGAGGCATGTATGTATGGTGAGTGTAAAAACTTCACATATGACGGTCAGCGGCGGGCTACAGGGCCTTATGGACAGAGTGCAAGCTCTGAACCGTGTTAATAAGCTCTATGTGGGTATCCCGCAGGAGAAAACTTCTCGTGGCGATGAGCCTATCAATAATGCGAGCCTGCTGTACATCCATACTCATGGCATCCGGCGTAGGTCCATGCGTGAAGAAATGCAGGGCTATATGGATCAGGGCATGGAGTACAGCCTGGCTTATCAGTTGTATGTCCAGACGCACGGTTCGCCGCTCTGGCACGCTCCACCGCGTCCTGTAATTGAACCGGCCATAGCCAAGCACCATCGTGAGATTGCAGAAGAATATGCTAAGGCTGTAAAGGCTGCTATGACTGGCGATGGAGCGAGGGCTGATGCTTTTATCAAACGCACGGGCCTGCTGGCGCAGAACATCTGCCGTAAATGGTTTACGGATGCCGAGAATGGCTGGCCGCCTAACTCCCCGAAAACCATAGATAAAAAGACCAAAGGCAAGGGCGGCAAAACCAATCCGCTTATTGATACCGGTGCCTTGCGTAAGGCTATTGTTTATGTGGTAAGGAGTGATTGACGTGGTTAATGTTGGCAGAGTGGTGCGTAGCAAGCGTTTAGGCTGCCAACGCATTACTGTCAAACGCTATGCTGCGAGCTGGCACGATGGAGCTTACGGACGGGATGAAGACAATCCTATTGTGCTACAGGTGGCGGCGATTGTTACCGTTGCCCAGCCTAAAGATTTACAGTTATTGCCCGAAGGCGACCGCATCACCGGAGCAATGAAGTTCTTGACGAATGTTGAGCTGCACGCGACCAATGGTGAAGCTATCAGCGATGAGCTGGAATGGCGCGGAGCACGCTACAAAATCCTCACTGTTACGCCTGATATTGATTATGGCTTTTACCGCAGTATTGGGACACGATTGGACGGTGATGGCGTTGGTTAAGAACATTGCTGAATTTGAATCTTTAATGTGGGCGGAGCTGATGGACATCCTCGGGCATGATGCTAATACAATACCGCCGCCTGTACGTCGCTCTTGGCCAACGGACGGAGGCCCCGACTGGAAGCTTACAGACAACGTGGTCTTTATGCAGTGTACCGAGGCGGCCGAGGACATCATGCAGCCGATTGATGAGCGTTGGCAGTCTGAAGGACGTGATTTTTTGCGTGAGAGTGCAAGCACACGTACCATCCAACTACGCCTGAATGCTTATGGGCCTGCCTGCTATGAATCGCTGCTTAAGCTGCGCCTTGAGCTGCTGCTTGGCCGGACAAAGCTCAAAAAACAAAAAATCTATATTATTCCCGGCAAGGATTCCATCCAATATGCGCCTGAACTATTTCAGGGGCGTTGGTGGAAGCGTGCCGATTTGACTTTATATTTTAATGTGCTAATCAGCGTTGAATCTATCGTGAAAGCGATTGAAGAAGTCAACGTTACGATTAAAGCAAACGAGCCTGGTACGAGTGATGTTATCCTTGAGCCAGGTGAAATTATTATTAAGAAAGGGTGATTTAGTTGGCTTATAAATTGGACTTATCTCCGATTGTCGACGTGGTTATCAACCTGTCTGCTAAGGCTGCTGCTCGTAAGGGCTTTAACCTTGGCCTGATTATTGGCAAGTCTGAGGTTATTCCGGCGAATGAAAGGGTACGTATTTATACAAGCGCTGCTCAAATGCTGACTGACGGGTTTGTGGAAACGTCTGCAGAATATAAGGCTGCTCTGCTCTATTTTGCTGCTACTACCAGCCCACGTAAGCTGGCAGTGGGTGTAAAGCTGGTAGGGGACGAGAATTTAACCGCTACGCTGGAGGCTTGCCGTGCTGCTAACTCTCAGTGGTGGCCGTTTAGCTATCTGGGTGCTGAGGACGTTGACATTAAAGACTGTGCAGCTTGGTGCGAGAGTGCTGTACCTGACAGCGTCTACATGTATACGACTGCTGATAAAAGCGTACTTGACGCATCTGGTGATGCAAAGAGCATTTTTAAGGCTTTGCAGGATAAAAACTATCGTCGCAGCTTTGGGCAGTATTGTGGTGACACGGATACTCCCGATGCTGTTGCAGCTACTATGGGCTACGCGATGGGCGCTAACCGTGGCCTTGCCGGTGATGCGTTTACGCTGGCGTATAAAACTCTGCCCGGCGTAAAAACAGATGACCTGTCTGAATCTCAGGTAACCCATGTGTGTGGTAGCTCTGAATCTACAGGCCATAACGGTAACGTATATATTACCCGTGGCGAGGAATACGATGTTTTGCAGCAGGGCTATATGGCTGATGGCACGAGCTTTGATGAAGTGCTGTATCTTGATATGCTGCGTAATGACATTACTCTTAATGTCATGGACCTGCTATATCAGCGCCGCAAATTGCCGCAGACTGAAGCTGGCGTTACCAGCATTATTAATGTTATCAATGATGCTTGCCGTAAGTATGTAAAGTTAGGCTTTATCGCTCCGGGCAAGTGGAACGGTGCCGAGTGCCTGAATCTGCAGACAGGTGATTACCTGCCTGATGGCTATCTGGTGCAGAGCGAGCCTCTTGACGAGCAGTCTCAGGCTGACCGTGACAAGCGCAAGGCTCCACCGATTTATGTATGCTGCAAGCTGGCTGGTGCAATCGAATTTGTTACCATCCAGGTTAATGTTAACCGCTGAGGAGGCTGTCTGAATGGAATTAACTACTTACAGTTTTGCTGATCTGGCTGGCTCTATTAATCATCCGACATTTGGCTCTTACCTGTTTGATGGCACTGGCGTTGGTTCTGTAACCGTCGCTAAGGCTACCGACCGCACTGCTCATGACATCGCCTCTGACGGTTCTGTCATGGTGTCCAAGATTGCGGGCAATAATGGCACCGTAACCATTGAGGTGCAGCAGACGTCTGCTATCCATAAATGGCTGAGCGCCTGGTTTAACGCGCTGTGGCAACTACCGACAAGTGAATGGGCAAGCACAAGCATGACGCTGCGAAACACAGCGACCGGTACCCGCCACATTATCTCTGGCGTATCGCCGCAGAAAGAGCCGGATACTCCGTATCAGAGCCAAGGCCAACGCGTGTCTTGGACGCTGATGTGTGCTGAGATTACTAATCTGCCGATTTGATGGAGGGCTGAATCATGCTAAAACAAAAAACACAAGTTGTGGAGGTGGCTGGCAAATCCTACCAGCTCACCAAGATGGACGCACGCACAGGCAGCTATGTTGCTTTTAAAGTTGCGGGCGTGCTGGCGCCGTCTGGCGGCAAAACAGCCGAGATGGCTGCTGCTCTCATGGGTATGCCACGTAAGGATTTTGATGAACTGCAATCCCTGCTGCTGCGCACCGTTAATCGTTTGATTGATAACGGTAATGGTCAGCAGCTCCCCGAACCTGTCCTGACGGCTAAGGGAGATTTTGTTGATGATGCTCTGGCGTATGATGCTGCCAGCGTTATCCAGCTGACTGTTCATGCGCTGATTTTTAACGTCGGAGGTTTTTTCGCCGCAGCCGGGTTGAATCTCCCGGCAGAATTGACGGGCAAACCTACGAGCCGATGAGTTATCCGACGCTTGATGCTTTCGCCTTTGCTCCTGTTGTTGCAGGGCTTTGGCGGCAGCACGAGCTGAGTGATGGCACGTATGATTTTGATGATTTGCTGGACGCTCACGAACTGTTGGCGGTCAAGGCAGAAAACGCACGGCGGATGCAGGAAGCCATGAGAAAGGAGTAGGCTGATGAGCAATATCTTAGAAGAATATCTTGTGCGCATTGGCGCGGAAGTCGACAAGGACGCTTTTGCCGGAGCTGCGCAAGCTATCAGCAAGTTATCCGGTATGCTCGGGAAGCTGGGTACTATCCTTAAATATGGCGGTATTTTTGTTGGTCTGGCTAAAGTTACGGAAGCTGTCATTGATAACATCAAGGCTGTGGCCAGCGCCGATTTGGAATACCAAAAGCTGGCGCAATCAATGTGGGTGACAAAAGACACAGCTAAAACCTTGAGTGTGGTCCTGAAGACCATGGGCGCTTTGCAGGAAGATGTGGCATGGGTGCCGGAGCTGCGTGAGCAGTTTTTCCGTCTGCGTCAGGAGATGGCAGAGCTGTCTACTCCTGCAGATGCTGACGGACAGTTAGCCTGGATCCGTGAGATTGGTTATGACGTGCAGTCTTTGCAGCTCAAATTAAAAATGTTTAAGGAATGGGTGGTCTATTACCTTATCAAAGAGCTGCAGCCCTACATCAAAGAATTTCAGAAATTTATCCGCTGGCTGAATGATAAATTCGGCAAGAACTTGCCTGCACTGGCACGTAAGGTAGCCAGCGTGCTGGCGAGTGTTGTGCGTGTAGCAATGTCGCTGGTCAAGGCTCTAAAATGGCTATTTGAAGGCATTTATAATTTTATTGACGCGCTGCCAAGTAAAACAAAGGCTTTAGTAGCTGTATTTGCTGTTGTCGGTGCTGCCATCATGGCAGGGCCGTTTGGCTTGATGATGATGGCCATCGGCACTGCACTCATCATGCTGGAGGACTTCTTTGGTTATCTTGAGGGACGCGAGAGCAGCAATACCTTAAAGCCGCTCTGGAAATGGCTTACTGATGAGAACAATCCTTTGCATCGCATAATCACAAAGCTTGGTGATGGCATTGCGTTTATCCTTGAGAAGCTTACGGAGCTGTTTGAGAAAGTCTTTACAGAAGAACGGCAGGAAAAGCTCAAAAAGACTGTAGCTAATATTGCTAAGGGTGTTGCTGAAATTGCCGAAGGGCTGGCGACGATTGTTGAGAGTATTTTTGGCAAAAAGTATCCTGTTGTGAAGAAATTCTGGGACTTCTTCCTGACAGCTGTTGGTAAAGTTGTAGATAAGGTGCTCACGCTGACCAATAGTATGGGACATCTTATGCGTGCTTTGGGTAAGGCTATGCAGGGCGACTTCAAGGGAGCGCGTGAGGAATTTATCAATGCGGCTGCTGATGAAAATGCAACAGGCGAGCGGTCTAAATATATCCAGCAAAAGCTTATGTCGATGGGCTTTAGTGCTTCTGCTGCCGCTGGTGTTGTAGGCAACCTTGTCCAGGAATCTGGCTTGCGCACGGATGCTATCGGTGATAATGGAACATCTGGCGGTTTAGCTCAATGGCACAATGAACGCTTAGATGCTCTTAAGCGTTTTGCTGCTGCGCGTGGTAAAAAGTGGACTGACCTTGACACGCAGATTGAATTTTTAGCAGAAGAAATGCGCACGTCCTACGCTGATACTTATGCTAAAATGCAAAGCGCTGAATTGCCGGAGATAGCCGGGCAGATCATGACGGACGAATATGAAATCCCTGATCCTGCATCTGCTAATTATGCTCAACGTCAAGCTAATGCTCGTGCTGCCTATGAAGCTATGCAGTCTGGCAACAAACAAGCAGATGATTATCACGGTGGCGGTGGCGGCGGGTATAACAGCCTTGTTGCTCCTACGAGCTATGCTGCAGGTTTTACTGCAGGTGGTACTGCCGGTCTTATGCCAATGGCGAACAGTACGGCAAATTATAACGGTGGAGTTATAAATGTTGGCGGCATCGTGGTTAATTGTGGGAACGTAAGTGATCCGCAGGGCGTGGCTAAGGCTGTGGAAGGAACGATGGAAGATTTTGCCCAGCGTCTGGCAGCGCATAACGGAGGGACGGTGTTTGTATGAGCTTAATGGGTGCAATGAACACTTTAAATGGTATCTGGGGCGCTAATAATCTGGTTGCTAAGCTCACGGGCAATAAATCATTTAAGACTAATGATGGTTATAGTCCATCTGTTTGGGGCAGTGGTCTAGGAGCACAACAGGTGCTTATGGTCAAAACGAACATTGGTGGCTATTTTTTTGATGCTGTTTTTAGCGTTGATACTGAACATAGCCTGACGGTTACCCAGCATCCTGTGCAGACTGGCGCAAATATCAGTGACCATGCTTTTGTTAATCCTATCCGTATGACGATGCAGATTGGTGTATCTGATGCCATGGCTTATCGTACTGGTGCTGATTATGGTGGTGATGGCGGCACAAAATCTGTACAGGCCTATCGCTTACTCTGCAAGCTGCAGGAACTGCGTATACCCATGCAGGTTGTTACGCGTCTGAACACGTACCAGAATATGCTTATTGAGAGCATTGATGTGAGCGATGATGTGTCGACGCTATGCGCGCTCAAAGCTACTGTGAATCTTGTGCAGGTGCTGGTGGTTAATGTTGGAACCGAAAAGGTTTCGGCGCGTCAGTGGACTACAGGTGCACAGCGCAAATCGCAGGAAGTGCAGCCTAAAGGCGACAACAGTACGATTTTGCGCAAAATAGAAAAGGGCACAGGTATGGAGGTGAAGTGGGGATGAGTTATTATGAAATACCATTGACTACCACGCCTTTCGACCAGAAGACTTTTAAGCTGACGCTGGATGGCGAGCGTAACATCAACATCCTGCTGAAGCTACGCTATTATGATTTGTCCGAGTTGTGGGTGGCTGATGTCTGCGACAATAGCACAGGCAAAGAGTTGATTACAGGCATGCCGCTCGTTCCTGGCATTGATTTGTTAGGTCAGTACGCTTACCTGAATATTGGCAGCGCTCAAATCGTGGCTGTTGGGCCTATCACGCAGGAGCAGCCTGATAATGAGACATTAGGCTCAGCCTGGGTGCTTTTATGGGGTGATGACTCATGAGCAGTTATCTGTGGATGCGCAAGTGGAAAATCCTTGTTGTGGATGCTCAGGACAAGGAGGCTTTGAATGTTTCTGACCTGCATGTGAAGTTTACGGTCAAAAAATCTCGTGAAATAAATAATTACTCCACCGTGGAAATTTACAATCTTACTGCAGCAACCGAGCAGAAAATCCTTAAGGAAGGCGACCGTATCATCATTGAAGCCGGTTATGAAGGCTATCTGACTACATCTGCAGATGGCTCCGTCCAAGAAGCAAAGGATGCTGAAGGCAATACCCAAGAGAAACAGTACGGAGTTATCTTTGACGGTAAAATTATTTATCCATCCCGGCGCAAGGAGAATAACACGGATTACGTGTTATCGCTCCTGTGTGTGGACGGCGCTAATGTGCTTGCTAAAAATTTTATTTCTAAAACTTTAAACAAGGGCGTAAACCAACGTCAGATTTTGGATGCGGTCTGTGAAAAGTCAAAAACAAAAATTCCTACGAATAGTATCACGCAGGGCCTGTCCGGGCAAAAGCTGCCGCGGGGTAAGGTTATTTTTGGCGAGCCTAAAGATTATATATCCGATATCGCCCGCGGTAACGGTGCGAGCTATTGGGTGGATGATGGCAAGCTGAACATGATAAAGCTTGCCGACGCTGCCAAGGATGAAGCTATCGTGCAAACGCCTACGACCGGTCTTGTCGGGATGCCGACGCAGACGCAGTATGGCGCAAATTTTAAGCTGCTGCTGAATCCTGCTGTACAGATGTGGTCCTTGGTGCAGCTTAAAAATAGCGAGATTGCGGAAGCGCAGGTTACTCCAGGTCAGGCGCAGATGCCGCTTGATGAAGAGTGGATCTATCAAGTTATTGAGCTGACGCACACAGGTGATACGACAGGTAATGATTGGTATACATCATGTACGGCTGTATCGCGCTATGGTAAGGGCGTTCTGCCTGCTCTCATGGCCAACAATGCGCAGAATCCGAACGGAGTGTGATTTTATGATTGATTTAAATTTGCGTACGCCGAACGTCGAACGTCAGGGCGAACTTGACGCTCGTGCCGCTGCAATCAAGACGCGCGTGTGCATGCCTGGCATTATCCAAAGCTTTGACGCGGCCGCTCAGACTGTTACTGTGCAGCCAGCATTGCGAGAAAAAATGCTTGCAGATGGTGATGAATCATGGATAGATATTCCTTTGCTGGTCGACGTGCCTATTGTCGTGCCACGCGCCGGAGGTTATGCGCTGACGCTGCCGATACAGGCAGGTGATGAGTGTTTGGTGGTCTTTGGCGATATGTGCATGGATGGCTGGTGGCAGAGCGGCGGCGTGCAGAACCAAGTAGAGTGTCGCAGGCATGACCTGTCTGATGGCTTTGCTATTATCGGCGTGTGGTCGCAGCCTAGAGTAATCCCCGGCTACAGCACAGGCTCTGCTCAGTTGCGTAATGATGCAGGCAGTGCTTACGTAGAGCTTGCCGGAGATACGATTAACATCGTAGGCGGTACGGTAAACATTAAAGCAGGGCGGGTGAACATCAATGAGTAGTGCAACACGTTTAGGCGATTTGGATACCGGTCATGATGCCTGTGCTCCGACAGCGCTTGTATCGGCCAGCCCTAACGTATATATCAACGGCTGCGCTGCAGGCCGTGTGGGGGACAGTTATGCGCCGCATGGGTGTGTAGCGCATCCGACGCATAGCGGCGTCATTGCCAGCGGCAGCAGCTCCGTATACATCAACGGCAAGGCTGCAGGGCGCATTGGTGATCCCGTGAGCTGTGGCGGCACTGTGGCCGAAGGCAGCAGTAATGTGTTTATTGGAGGCTGATATGCAGGTTAGACGTTTAGACGACAATTGGGATTACTGCTTTGGTCGTGGCTCTCAAAATTACATCAGCGGTGTTGAAGCTGTCGGGCAGGCGATAAAGCAACGCCTGCTCTTGCTTTACGCTGAGTGGTGGGAAGATTTAAAAGATGGCTTGCCGCTGTGGGAGCAAATCTTAGGCACGTCTGGCAGTGATGAGAATAGGCAGGCTGTAGATATTATTATCCGTGACCGTATAAGCGGCACGGAAGGCGTGCAGTCTGTCACGTCTTTTGAATCAAGCTATGAACGAAGACATTATAAATTCACGGCAACCGTAGAGACTATCTACGGTTCGCTGACTATTAGTAGCGAGGAGGTGCAGATGTGACGTATTTTAAGCCTTATGTTGATAGTACGGGACTGCATATCCCTACATACAACGATATTTTAGAGGATATGATTGCTGCAATGAAGCAAATCTACGGCGATGATATCTATCTGGACAACAGCTCGCCTGATTATCAGCTGTTGTCTATTTTTGCTCTCAAGCAAAGCGATACGCTGCAGGCTCTCGCGTATGCGTATAATGCACGGTCACCTGAAACGGCTATTGGTACGTCGCTGGACAGCGTAGTAAAGCTGAATGGTATTAAACGCAAGGCTGCAGGGCACAGCACCTGCCAAGTAAAGATTACCGGCAGCCCGTTTACGCAGATAACCAATGGTGCAGTAAAAGACCGCGCGGGGATGACATGGGATTTGCCGGCAAACGTAGTAATCGACTCCAATGGCACGGCTTACACTGTAGCTACATGCCGCACTGCAGGCGCTGTGAGCGCGCTGGCGGGCGATATAGCGCAGATTGAGACGCCGACCTATGGATGGATAGCTGTTAT